GCTGTCCTGTCTGCAGGGTGTGTTCGGTTCGCTGAACGCAAACGACAGCAACTCTGCTTTCTTCGATCTCTGCATCGACTCCGAGTCTGGTGATACCCCCACCACTCTGAGCCCCCGTCACGTCGCTGAAGCCCGCGCCATTCTTGGCGATCAGGGTGACAAGCTGGCTGCGGTTGCAATGCACTCCAAGGTTTATTACGACCTTGTTGAGCGTCGCGCAATCGACTATGTGGCAACCACTGATGCTCGCGGCACCACCACCACCCAATCTGGTGGTTCGATTGCTGCTGCTTATGGCGGTGAAGTTAGCGTTCCGACCTACATGGGTCTGCGCGTGATCGTCTCCGACGACGTGCCTACTGCCGGTTCCGGTGGTAGCACTGAGTACGGTACTTTCTTCTTCACCAGCGGTGCAGTCGCTTCGGGTGAACAGCTTGCAATGCAAACTGAGACCGACCGTGACATCCTCGCCAAGAGCGATGCCATGTCGATCGACCTGCATTACTGCTACCACCCGGTTGGTGCCAAGTGGGGTGTCACCACGGTGAACCCGACTCGTGCTCAGCTTGAAACCGTGGGCAACTGGTCCAAGGTGTACGAGCTGAAGAACATCGGCATCGTGCGTGCGACCAACGTCTCCAATATGGACTGAGGAGGACACTAACGATGGCATCCGTATTTGAAGCAACCGCTGGCAAACTTGTTGGTCCCGCTAAAGGTGGCACTGTCACCCAAGCCACCAGCAAGTCCACTGGCGTGACCCTGAACGCTGCTTCGGGTCAAATCACCATGCACAACGCCTCCTTGGCAGACGGCGCCGAAGTCACTTTTACTGTGACCAACAGCGAAGTTTCTGCCACTGATGTGGTTGTCGTGAACCACGGTTCTGCCGGTACTGCTGGCGCTTATGTGGTGCAAGCCAACACTCTTGCTGCAGGATCTTTCAAGATCACTGTGGGCAACGTGTCGGGTGGCGCTCTGGGCGAAGCAATCGTGCTGAACTTCGTAGCCCTGAAGGGCGCTAGCGCCTGATGGGTCTGTTCGCCTTCCGGCGACGCCAGGAACGTGAGGCTGCTTCTAAGGAGGCAGCCTCTTTTCCTATTGCGGAGCCCACTCCTAAACTTGAACTAACCTCGGCACCTACCGATGGCAGTAACAATCGACGCAACGGTAGGGGGCGCAAACGCCAACAGCTACCTGACACTGGCAGCAGCTCAAACGCTGATTGACGGTTTTGTTGAAGACGATGATGTGGTGGCATGGGGCACAGCCACCACTGATCAAAAGAATCGTGCGCTGGTATCGGCTACTCAGCGTCTTGATCGTGAGCGTTTTCTAGGTGCTAGGGCTACTGATACGCAGGCGTTGCAGTGGCCACGAACAGGTGTGCGGAAACCTGATACCTACATCAACACCTACGCCGTAGGCTTCCCCTTTCGCATCACCACGGATTATTTCACTGACACAGAGATCCCAAATCAGATTGAATACGCCCAGTGCGTGCTAGCGGTTTATCTGAACAACAACAAAGATGGACTTGGTTTATCTGGCGTTGAGGATTACAAGCGCGTTCAGATTGGCAGTTTGAGCGTTGAAACCGCTGGTGCTAGCAGCATGGCAACCGGCGCTGATCGTGTGCCACCAATCTTTGAGCGGTATTTGACCGGGCTTAGAATTAGTGGACCAGGCAACTTTGCAATTCGTCGGAGCTGATCATGGGATACGCGTACCCTGGGGCTGAATACATCAGCGACACCAACGCTCACACTGGGCGGTTTGCCAAGATCTGCGCCCTTGAAGATTCGGTGATTGCTTCGCTGGTGGCTGAGGATTACACCGGCAATGCTTTGACTGCAGTGCCGCTAAAAGCAACTGGTGAAGTGTATGGCATCTTCACTAGCGTAACGCTGACCAGCGGTACTGTTGTTGCCTACAGGATCTGATCATGACTACATTTCAGCGCCCAGACAACACCTACAGCATCGGCGGTGATTTCGTCACCTCGACTGACGCTAAAACTGGACGCTGGAATCGGATTGTTGTGCTGAAAAACAACACCAGCTTTGCCGCGTTGACTGCTCAAAACTGGACTGGCAACAGCATCGTTGGGGAAGGGCTACCGGCAGGCTTTGAAATTCAGGGCGTGTTTACGGCCTTCACATTGAACAACGGTGGCGCCGTTATCGCCTACAAGATCTGATCATGGCTAAATCACACGGCGGTGCCAGTCAAGTTGATTACGCAATCGGCGCCGAGGTTATTCACGACACTGCTGTTCACACGGGCAAGTTTCATCATATCGACTTTTACGAAGGCAGCACTATTCAAAGCATTGTTTCAACCAACATTATTGATAACAGCTTTGCAGGCGCCACCGTTGACGAAGGTGCACACCTCAGCGGTTATTTCACGAGCATCCAGCTTCAGAATGGTGCATGTATCGCGTATAAAATCTGATGGCACTAGCAGGCTCGCTACGGAAGACAGCCTCTAAGTTGATGGCAAAGTTTGGTGGTACTGCCACCATTCGCCGTGTTGTGCCAGGCGTGTATAATCCTACGGCTGGTACTGTCAGTGAGACAACGACTGATACCGTTGTTCGTGGTGTGCTGCAGGACATCAACCTGCGTGAAGTCAACGATCTAATTCAGGCGTCTGACAAGCGTTTATTGATTGCAGCAGCGGATCTGGCAACTGTGCCTACTACTTCTGATCGTGTCATCATTAGCAGCGTTACGCATCAAGTCATTCGTGTTGACACCATTGAACAAGACAACACACCAATTACCTACGAGCTGATTTTGAGGGTCTAATGGCACGCACGATTCGGGTTGGTGATATTGGCGATTACGCCAGTCAGCAGATGGAAAAGTTGCTGCGTGCATCAGTGCTTGAAACTGACAGCCTCCTCAAACAAGCCAGTCCAGTAGATACAGGAAGATTTCGTGCTAGCTGGCAAGTTGGCGAAAATGCAGCTCCAGGAGGCGTTGCTCCTGAAGGGAACTACAGCGGCACTCCACCATTGTCACGGATTGGCTACAGCCAAGAAAAGATAGGCAACATTTACAGCGTGCATAATAATCTGCCATACGCTGAACGACTGGCTAACGGGTGGAGTAGGCAGACATCAAATGCCCCTGGCGGTCAAGCAGGTTGGATTCAGGGCATCGCCAAAGATGTTCAAGGTAGGGTTCGTATAGCAGCAGACCGCATCGGGAGGCAATCATGAGCAGCACACTCAACGATGTCCGCGCTGCTATCGAAGGGCGTATCGCCACTCAGATGGCTGTAGCACCTGTTTACCCTGTCAGCTACGAAAACGTACCGTTCACACCACCAAACAACAGCCCTTGGATTCAGGCAGCAATCCGCTTTGGTGACAATGCCTATGCAACTTTGCTTGGTCCGTCAACGGGCTTTAATCGTCAAAACGGCACATTGGTAGTCAACGTCTTTACGCCTGTAGGTTCTGGAACTGGCGCCAACTTCACGATTGCAGAGCGTATCAAGGATTTGTTTGATCGCGCCAAATTCAGCGGCATCATCTTTGATGCAGCCTCCGGTCCGGCACAAATAACACCAGCGTCGCCTGAGCCGTTTTACCAAACTCAGTTGACGGTTACCTTCGAAGCCTATTTAGACTAGGCGTAGCCACTACCGTTCACAACATGGCTGTTACTGTTTTGTCCGGTACGTCCGGCGCCCTTTACTACAAGCCCGCTGGCACCACCGGTACATTCGGTGAAGCTGATGTCAGCATTGCTAACGACGAAATCACCGTTCAGCCTTACCTCAATCTCAAGGTTGGCGATCCGGTTAAATTCAGCGTTGTCAATAGCCAAACTGGCGGCGCTGGCACCGGCACCCTGCCTGCTGGCATTACTGCTGGTACGACCTACTACGTCATTGCGTACACCGCTGCAACTGGCGTTCTTGAAGTTTCAGCCACACTTGGCGGCGCAAGCATCAGCATCACCGACGATGGCACGGCTGCAGCTCCTAACGAGTTTCAGGTTGCTTACGCCGATTACGCCGCTGTTGGTCAAGTGCAGTCGTGGTCGTTTGAAATCAGCCGTGCTGAAATCGACGTAACCACCATCGGGCAAACTGCTGGTCAGTACGCACCTTTCCGCGCTTACATCCCTGGCTTCGCTGATGGCAGCGGTACTGCTACCGTTTACGTCACCAATGAAGATGCCGCACTTTCCAACCGCATGGTTGAAGACGTGCTGCAACGCCAGCAAGTTGGTTGTGCCTTCAAGCTGTATACCGACAAGCAGAGCACCGAGGCTCTTAGCCGTAGCATCGCAATGGATGCCGTGCTGATCAGCGCCAGCTTGAGCATTACGCCTGATGATGCCCAGCAAGTTGAGATTGCATTCCGTCCTACCGGCGTGCCTACCTTTGACTTCAGCACATCCGCCTGATACCCTGAACTGGGTGATGGGTCACCCCCGGCTTGCGCTGGGGGTTTTTTGTGCATAGAGTAATCGTTAACGACAGATTTTTATGCCTGCTCCTGGATCTTCAGCTCTTGCCCGCCTCAAAAAAGCTGCCAACCTTCAACCAATCAAGCGGGTTGTAACGCTGACCGATGGCAGCACGTTTGAGTTTTACGCTACTGCGTTGACCATGGCAGAGCGTGAGCGGGCACAAAAAATGCCCGGAGGCGATGACGCCAATGGATTTGCGCTGAATCTGCTGGTGACGAAGGCAGTTGACGAAGCCGGTCAACGTCTGTTTCAAGCCGGTGAAATCGCTGAGCTGAAAAACGAAGTGCTTGACGCTGATCTTCAAGCCATGATGCTGGCGATCATTACCAACCCAGAGGAGCAGCAAGAACTGGACATGAAAAGCGCTGAAGGCTGAACTCAAAAAAGACAATCTGTTGTTGTTGCAACTTGGGGTCGCAAAAGAGCTGGGCTATTCGCTGGCTCGACTTAACACAGAAATAACCCTAGAAGAGCTGCTGTTATGGTCGGCATATTTTGATCTGACCAATGAAGAGCAAGAACGTAGACTGAAGCAACGCCGTAGGTAAGTCGTGTCGGTTGTTGCCAACGTTGCCATTAACGTCGACAGCCGCAATGCGGTCGGCAAGCTGCGTGAAGTCCAGTCACAGTCGCAGGCTACTGAGCGTGCGGTTAACGGCGTAGCGGCAGCGGCGAGGAAGTTGGCAGCGGCTTTTGCTGCCGTACAAGCTGTCAAATTTGTCTTTGTTCAAGCAGCAGAAATAGAAAGCCAACGGCGCAGCCTCGAAGTATTGACTGGCAGTGTTGAAGATGCTGGTCGAATTATTAAAGAGCTTCAAGACTTAGGGGCGGTTACGCCGTTTACAAGCACCGAACTGATTGATTCTGCTAAGCGACTACAAGCATTTGGAGTAGAGGCTGGCAAAGTTGTTGAGACTACTCGTAGACTGGCCGACGTTTCTGGTGCTACTGGCGCTGAACTACAAGGTCTTGTAACGGCGTACGGACAGGTTCAAGCTAAAGGCAGGCTGCAAGGCGAAGAGCTTTTGCAATTCCAAGAGCGTGGCGTTGCACTTCAGCAGATCTTAAAAGAAGAATACAAACTTAGTGGTGAAGAATTTCAAGAGGCGCTAAGCAAAGGACGCATTAGCGCAGAAGCAGTTGAAGTTGCAATTCAAAAATTGACAGAAGCAGGCGGTAAATATGCGAATGGCGCCATCGCCCAAAGCGATACTTTAAATGGCAAGCTCAGCACGCTTCAAGATTCATTTCAACGGTTAGCGCAAAACATTGGGACGTTTTTTGCCCCTGTGTTTAAGTTTTTGATTGATGGCATCAATGCTTTTATTGAAAGGGTAAACAGCGCAGCGCGAATAGGAGCTGAAGCTAGAGCTTATGAAGAAGCAAACAGGCGAACACGAACTCGCTTTGGCGAACTTCGTTATGCCAATCCGTTTGATCAAGAAGTTCAGCAGTACCGTGAAAGGCTGCGTAAATCGCTAGTTAAATCTGAATTGGGGGCTGGTGCTGTTCCTGCTGCGCCAACTACGGCGGCTGGAGCATTGCCTGCTTTGCTGACGCCGACTGGTGGTGGTCGCGGACGTTCTGGTGGAATTGACAAAGAAAGACAAAGTCAAATTCCTGCGCTTGAAAATGAACTAGCACTGCAAAGCAGAATCCTTGAAATTGTTACTGATACCGGAATAGCTCGCTTAGCTGGCAACAAAGCAACCGAAGCCGCGCTACAAATTGAACAGATCTTAGAAGAACGAAGTGCAAAAATTGCCGACATTAACCTAGAGAAAATACCCAATGCCGAGAAGGAGCTAAAAATCAAGATTGCAACTGCTGAGGCAGACAGAAAACTTGTGGAAGCAAGCTTTAAAAGACAAAATGCGGCGCAGGATCTTCGCGTGGAGCAAGAAAAACAGATAGCCAAACTTTTGTCTGGGCTAGACATGGAGCTTGTGAAATTGCAAGCAAAAAGTGATGTAGAAAAACAAGCAATTCAGTTCCTAGAAATCGAAAATCAACTTAAAGAGCAGGGGATTGCACTCACCGACCAAGACGCAGAAGCGATTCGCAACAAAATAGCTGAGATTCAAAAGCTAAAAAAAGAACAGGAGGCAATCAATGCAATGCTTCAAATGGAGCAGCAGTTATACGATGGAATCGCGGGCGCTGTTGCGGGTACATTTGGCGGCGCTATTGATGCTGCAATCAAAGGAACTGAAAACCTAGGTGACACCCTTAAAAATCTAGGAGTTGATTTGCTGCAAACAATTAGCAAGATGCTAATTATGTACGCTATTGCTCAGGCGCTTGGGGCGCTTGGAGGAAATGATGATAAAGGCATATTTTCATTTCTTGCCAAGGGATTTGGCTTTAAGGGGAAAGCCAACGGCGGACCCGTCACTGGCGGTACACCTTACATAGTGGGTGAGCGCGGACCCGAGTTGTTCGTACCCGGTCGTTCCGGTTCCATCGTCCCCAATAACCAGCTTGGCGGTGGTGACAACGTAAGCGTTGTGGTTAACGTGGATGCGAAGGGCACCAACGTCCAAGGTAATGACCAGCAAGGCAATCAACTGGGACGCGCCATCTCGGCTGCTGTCCAGGCTGAGCTGGTGAAACAGAAGCGTCCCGGAGGCTTGTTGGCAGTCTGATGGCTACTTTCCCTGATTACGAACCGCTGTATCCGGCAAGCAAGAGCAGCGAACCGCGTATCCGCACTACCAAATTTGGTGACGGTTACGAACAGCGCATCACTTTCGGCTTAAATCAAAACCCAAAGGAGTGGTCTTTAACTTTTGACGTTGAAGATGCCGACGCAGATGTCATTGAAACGTTTTTAGATGCAAGGGCGGTAGACGCGGATAGCTTTACTTGGACACCACCTTATACAAACACAGCCTTGAAGTGGGTGTGCCCTAGTTGGAACAGGGAGTATCACACAATCGGACGTAGCAAAATTACAGCCACATTCCGGCAGGTGTTTGAGTTATGACCGTACCTCACGCCGCATTACAAGAGGCAGCACCCGGCGCAATTATTGAGCTGTTTGAGCTGCAGCTAAATACCGAACAGCATGGTACGAATGATCTGCTGCGTTTTCATGCTGGCGTCAATGGCAAGATCGACGACAACATCACTTGGAACGGCAACGAGTATTTAGCCTTTCCACTTGAAGCCGATGGCTTTGAATACAACGGCAACGGGCAACTGCCACGCCCCAAGATTCGCATCAGCAATATCCTCAGCACAATTAGCGCGTTGCTGTTGACCTTACCTAGCGGCTTGGAGGGTGCAAAAGTTACACGCATCCGCACCTTGGCGCGTTATCTCGATGCGGTGAATTTTCCGGGCAACGTCAATCCTTTTGGCACACCAGATCCAACGGCTGAATTTCCGCGTGAGATTTACTACATAGATCGTAAAGTCATCGAGACCCGCGACCTCGTTGAGTTTGAGCTTGCTGCATCATTTGACTTGGCTGGAGTAAGGGCACCAAAGCGGCAGTGCATCGCCAATATCTGCCAATGGGTGTACAAATCAACTGAATGCAGCTACACCGGTCCGTTGCCAACATGCGCCAAAACGCTTGACGATTGCAAAAATCATTTCGGAGAAAACGCTGAACTGCCGTTTGGTTCCTTCCCTGGTATTGGCACGTATTTCACATGACTTGGCGCACTGCTGCACTGGAACACGCCAAAGCGGAAGACCCGCGTGAAGCCTGTGGTTTGGTGGTCGTCATTAAAGGGCGTGAACACTA